TAATTCGTTTTTTACAAAATGTTTATTTTTAAGCACATTATAAATGACTATAGCTATAGCTATTTCACTATAAACTATCTTACATAATGTAATATCTATCTGTTGGATGGCTACTAATGTCATAATACCATGCTTAACTGTAGTTAAAAACCATAAACTTTGAGCATATACTTGTAATTCAATTTTGCCAAAATCCGTGATTACTTTTTTATCTGCATTAAATACATTAAAATACATAATAGGGTTTGCATACTCGTATATAATAGAATGCCAGAATTCGACAAAAAATATACACATATGTAACAATGTATATTTTTGCCAAGTATCAATAACAATTCCCATAACAACCAAGTCTTTGGAATAACCTACCCGTAACATATTACTATCTGCATAATTCAAAACAAATGATGCTATCATAAGTAATAAACTAAAATTAACCAGAATGCAAACCTGTATTTTTTTATTTACTGTAAGGTTAGGGATCATATGTACATAAGTATACATAACAATTTTATATACAAAAAAAAGGATATAATCATAAAGTAATTGTACCAAAAAATACTTAAAGATATATAGGCTTATATAAATAAGCCGTTATAGCATAGTGGTAGTGCGTCTCACTTGTAATGAGAAGGTCGTGTGTTCGATCCACACTAACGGCTATTATTTTTTTATAATATATATAATTTATATATTACCACCTCTTAAACGTAGAACCAAATGCAAAGTAGATTCTTTTTGAATGTTATAATCTGCTAAGGTACGCCCGTCTTCTAATTGTTTTCCTGCAAAGATCAAACGTTGCTGATCTGGTGGAATACCTTCTTTATCTTGAATTTTTGATTTGATCATATCAATTGTATCTGAAGATTCAACTTCAAGTGTAATTGTTTTACCTGTCAAAGTTTTTACAAAAATTTGCATGTCTTTTTTAATATAATATACTAAAATTTTATATCATAATATTTGTTATAATTGATACATATAATGTCCATAATAAAAATGGGATAGTAAATAATGCAGCATAGTGATTATTATGGTAAACAAATGCAAAAACTAAAACAGCTATTATAAACGATAAGATATTATATATATTAGAATATGTATTTTTCAATCCAGATGTTAAAAATGGGTATGCTAAACAATATAAGATAGCTATAACGATTACCCAGGATGCTATACTAGGATATACAAGATAGTGAGCATATCCAAGAAGACCTAAGATAACAATCCAAACTATAGCAATTACATAACCAGGTGGTAATCCTCTTACAGGAGATTGCGAATTATTTTTATTCCATCCTTGAGTGTAAATAACAATATTTATAATACATGCAAGTATAATAGGTACCATGACATGAATAACTTGATACCAAAAAGAACTATCAATATTCATATCTCTATTATAATAGGGAAAATAAAATATATAAAAATATTATCATAATAGATAGGTAAATGAACAAAAACCGAGTGAAATATGTAGTTGGAATGCTATTTATGATATCATTATTTACTGAAACATCAAGTTTTCCACGAAATCAATTACTGATTAAGCAAAAATATACATTGAAACCATTTCAATACTGTAATATACCGACAATTTATAAATTAGATAGAAAAAATAATTGTTGTAAAATGTATATGAAGAAGGAAGATGAAGATGATAACAATAAAAACAAAACAACCATATACAGAATGAATTATTCAAATGAAGATGAAAATGACTGGCTATTTGAGCCAAGATATGCATTTGGTTTAAGTGAATATAATATGATATTCATACGTATGTATGTGTATATGGCAACAACATTACATTTTATTGCAATAATAATAAATTCGCATAAATAAGTCACTAATTAGTTATGTAAAATTCTGGTATTACAAAAATCTTCTAGAACTTGATTGTGAAACCATAATCCATTAAAATACTTTGTAACAACAAAAGTATTATATAAATGTTTAACACCATCATTATCTAAGTAAGACAAAAAATCTATATAAAGGTCTTTAATAGGTTTAATATCTTGTAAAAAAAGGTGTTTATATTCATTTTTAACAAGAAATAGATTACCTGTATAACATAGAGGAAAATAGCCCTTTGTGGCTGCTAGATTACAAACAATTTGAAGACTTTGACCAATATTATTTACTGCAATATCATTTGATAATTCTTGATCAAATTCTGGTGAATGACCTGCATTAACTTCAATACAAATAACTTTAGGCAAATATGTGTTTGTGGCTTTAAAAATATTATAATCAAGACCATCAACATCAATTGAAATAAAATCAAAATCCTTATTTTCATGATTAGAATGTTCAATTATTAAATCTAAATTGTCATCATCCTCATATCCTACCATTTTATTAATTAGAGTAATTTTCTGCTTATCACCAAAATTTTTTACTAAATCATTATATTTATTTTTATCTGCTTCAATATAAATACCAGACCAACCTTCATTTAATAATTTATAACAATTGGATAAATGAATACCATCCCAAGCACCAAATTCAATAAAATTACCATTTTGAATACCCAAAGTTTTAAAAATATATTCTATAATACCATCTTCTCCGTTTTGAGAATAAACATTTTTTTTATATTGCAAACAACTATAATTATTCATGATGTATATAGATTTACAATAATCCTTATATAACATATGATATAGATTTGCAGATAAATACTTAAGCAATACAAATGAGATGTATTATATGAGGTTATTGGTTTTTGGTAGCAAAGGATGGATTGGGGAACAATTTATTAAATATATACTATTGCATAATATTGAATATATTGAAACTAAAATAAGAGCTGATGATGAGAAAGGGGTCGAAAATGTAATTAAAGAAGAAAGACCTACCCATATTGTATCATTTATTGGACGTACACATGGAGAAGGAATAAATACTATAGATTATCTTGAGAAACCAGGTAAACTCGTTGATAATATTCGCGATAATCTATACGCACCATTGGTCTTATCAATAATGTGTAAAAAATATAACATTCATTTAACTTATTTGGGAACAGGTTGTATTTTTACAGCAGAAGATCCTAGTTTAGTAAACTTTGATGAAGATGATAAACCTAACTTCTTTGGTTCATCGTATTCAATTGTGAAAGGTTTTACAGATAGATTACAGCATATGTTTGATGATACAACGTTAAATCTGCGAATAAGAATGCCAATAGCAAATCATAATCATCCTCGAAATTTCATAACTAAAATAACAAAATATGATAAAATTTGTTCGATAGCAAATAGTATGACAGTATTAGATGATATGTATCCTATAATGTTAGATATGATGAAAAATAATATAAAAGGTACATTTAATATGGTAAATTCTGGTATCATTAGTCATAATGAAATATTAGAAATATATAAAGAAATAGTAGATCCAGAATTCATATGGACAAATTTTTCATTAGAAGAACAAGACAAAATTTTAATGTCAAAAAGATCAAACACGCAATTAAATACAAATAAATTGTATTCATTATATCCAAATATACCAGATATTCATACATCAGTCCGTAGATGTATGCAAGATATCAAAATTAAGTTAATTTCATAACATTACTACTTCATATTTCATGTTTACGTAGCTTCACGTAGCTTGAGATCCTTGTACATGCATGTAATCGCATAGTTGGCTGTAATTCCAGTCAAAGTGATTTGATTATACAGTAAATTCAAAAGATTAAGCTTGAATGGTAATAGGTAATAATTGTAGAAATCGCCATCTACATCTGGTGCAAATATTTCTTCGACATACTCTGGTAAATTGCAGTAAAATGTAATCTCTTTGACAATGTTTGAAGTCATAGTAAGATTTGTATTTTTCCATTCATCGCAAGCATCAAGAAGTTTTTCCATTCTCAACAAATGCGTATTTGCTCTGCGTTGCAATGGGTTCATTACTTTTCCTCTCCCCTTTGCAAATACGTTGTCAAAATCGTGAAAAGGAACAAATGAATTTTCGTCTCCTTCAAAAAGATGCGGAAAAACAGTACTCAAAGTTTCGCGTGCTCGTCGCTCTTCGTCGATACGATTTTGTTGACTGCGGCGAAGTAATAAATCGTTCAATGTGAATTCCGTTTGTCCGAAGCATGTAGTAAAACATTCTGGGCAAATGAAATGACCGCATCCGAGCACCATAATTGGTTTAGTATCTTCAAAGCATATAGGACACGAAACAGCGTCAACAGGAAATCCTGTAATCCCGAATGGATATGGAAGAGAAATCTTGCAAACATGACAATTTTTCCTGGTCGTCTCTTCTCCAATATGCATTCTCTCGAATGCTCTTATGTTGCTTTGAAGTTCGTCTTCGCTATTCAAATTCCTCTGTGTGCCTTCCCTAGAAATTGTCACATCTTCAACCACGGCTGTGATATCTTGCGATCTTGTGGCAGCGCCTTCCCTCGAAGCTACAAAGCCTTGTCTCTCGACAATGTCATCTGTTCTCATGAAAGCGCCTTCCCTTAAAAGAGCCCCTGCTGCTCTCATTGCGGCATCCTCAGCTCTCGAGGCGGCATCCTCAGCTCTCGAGGCAGCATCCTCGGCTCTCATTGCAGCAGTTACTCTCGGCATTTCAAATCTTTTTGCTTTGAAAATTCAAATTAAAAAAAGAATTTTTAATCAATATAAAAATCATCACCGTAATCCTCGTAATTTTCATTATTTTCTTCTAAATCATCTAAATTATTAAAATTGTCGTGTGATATATTTGAAATAATATCCTTATCTTTATCTGGTCTAGGTTCACAATACCACTTGTGTTTTGAGTTATCCATTCCCATAGGATACTCAAGTCTTATTTCTGTTTTAATTTGTGAAAGCAAATATCTGACTTTTGATAACATATCTTGATTTTGAGGATCCATGTAAAAGACCCCTCGTTTTTCTTTATCATAAAAAATGATAACTCTATCACAATTAGTAGTCAAAATAACACAATTAATTAGTCTTAAATTGCGAAATAGATCATCAAAAGATATAATTGGAATTGGTGTTGGATTAATACGAATAATATGTGAATAATTCCATGGATCATTAAAGTTATCATTGCGCGCTTTTAATGTGGTTATAAATGGTTTGCTATTAAATCTAAAATTATTTTTGGAAACTTGAAAAGATACAGTGGAATCAATATAAAGTGCTAAGAACAAAATATAAATAATTTTACTAAACAACATAACTATATATTATAATAATGCTAATATTTATATATGTGTTGTAAAAAATGATATAAGATATGAAAATATCTAAAATAATATAGGTAAGATATGATAACAAAAAAACATAGGAAGGATATAATTACCCCTAATACAAAAAGAACTGATACAATACAATCGGTAACAGGTGATATATTAGGGTCAATAGTGCAAGGAATGACATTTGGAGCAGGATCTGCAATAGGAAATAGAGCAGTTTCTGCAATGTTTGATAAAAAACCTGATGAAATAAATGAGAAAAAATCTTATGATATGAAAACATGTATAAATATACATGGATTACTGCAATATTGTATGCAAAATAACGAACTTGATAAATGTAAAGATATTCTGAAAGAGTTTGAGAACTGCTATAAAATTAAGAGATCTGACAGCGAAAAATAAATCATATTTTTATCATGCTTGAAAAGTCATTTATTTCAAATAAGAGGAGGTAATTCTATACCATTTTCCATACAAATATTATAAATTTCAATATAATCATTATGATTATCATTTTGAACCAAACACAATAGTAAATTTTTAGTATCGCAAGATATATCTAGTTTATTTATATATTGAATAATTCTATTACCATCACCTTCATACAAGCTGCAAGATGTTTCCATCATAAATTCAATATCGCCAATATCATCGGTTTCCATATTGTTATATATAATAAGTACATATATAAATTATTCATTTTTTCTGAAAATTACTGAAAATCAGTATCATTTATGGATATCCAATCTGAAGGACATAAATCTTGTGTGTTATGCGTATATAATGGACCAAACCAAGTTTGCGGATAACAAACAATTGCTTCATTAGCTTCGTAAGATTTTGATAAGTATGCACCAAACCACGAGAATGTACTGTTGGCAATAATAAAATGATTACAAGATGACATCAAAAGCAGTTGCTTCCAGTCAGGGATATCATCGGCAACTTTTACAAAATGGATATTTTGTAACTTCTTGCGAAATATATTAAGATATTGATCAACAATATGATTATCTTGTTCTTGACAAAAATATAGTATATTATAATCAGAAATATTTTCACCATTTTCTTGTAATTTTTTGATCATTTTTTCAAAGGCTCCGATGTAATAGCCTGGACTTTTTATGCAATGATATCCTTGCAGTCCTATATAATCTCCAATGCGAAAATGCAAAGCAATGGTTTTTTTGGTAAAATATGCCGAATATTCATTAGCAATATTTTTAGATTGCTCATCAATTGCTAATAATTCTTTAATTCTTTTATAATTGTGTTTAAAATATTTGTCACTTTGAAAATATCCTTTGAGATTAATATTATGTGCAGCTTCAGGAATTAAACTATAATGAAAATGCGGCTCTTCATATATTGGAGTTAAAGATGAAGGTGACATTGATATATTATCTTTTAATTTGTATAATATATTTTCCCAATAACACTTCATTTTGGTATTATCATAATATATAATAAAATCATACAGATTATCGATACAATATGATAGCAAAGCAAAAATCATAAAGAGTTGATTACCAAGCCCTGAGTTAAGTAAAACCCCTGCTTTTAAATTGCGCATAATATTATATTATATATATATATAGAAAATCCTTTAAATCTATAAAGAATGGATAATAATTTGTTAATTACTTTGAATGATATTAAAGACCGCTGCTTCATATATTCACTAATGCTTGCAGAGTCATCAAATAGTTTAGGAAGAATGAAGATATTTTTTAAACTACCGGCTATTTTCATATCGGTTGTATTGTCAGTTTTAAACTCTAGCAAATTTAATGAAAGAGAAGAAATAAACATAATAAATACTGTTATGAATGCATTTATTGCGCTTTTAATTGGTGTAGAGAACACTTTACAAATCGATAATAAAAAACAAGTATTTACAAGTACAAAAAATAAATTTGAAAAATTATTAAGTACAATAGAAAAGAAATTATTGGACGTATCTGAACCAGTATCTGTAGAATTTGTTCAGAATAGTATAACAGAATTTGAACTAATTGACGATGACCTAACATTTGACATTCCTAAATCAATTCAAAATAAAACCAAGAGAGAATTTTTAGGGAAAAGAACATTACCTTTAATACTAGGAGGTGAAAAACGAAGTACTGAATTATCTACTACATCACAATCTATACCGCAAAATACAACTGTATCACAAGATACAAGTATAATAACAGAAATACAAGAAAACAGCCCTGATATAGTAAATATGTTGCAAAATGCTGCAGTATTACCTGGTGTATTAAATAAATTACAAAGTCAAGTAACAGAACTATTAGACGACAAAGGGCCTAAACTATCATCATCGACAGTATTTACTGATAATATAGATGGGCACAATAAAAGTGTCTAAATAACAATCTTTTTTCTTATATTATAGAATAAATAATAAGGGTGTAAAAATAGCACATTTTTAAACATTTGTAAATATTAAATGACATATAAAGCAATATTTATAGGTGCAGATTATAAAGAAAATGACTATAGAAGGTTATATAATATACAAAATGTAACTAAATTCTCTGATTATATCAAAAATATATATAATTTGGATAATTCAGACTTTGAAATAATAACAGATGACACAAAATGTAAATCATCATATGATGGTATATTACTCAAATTATATAAATTAGGATTAGATACATGGACAAGTGATGTAGATACTGTTTTCATATATTATATTGGAGATACAATAAATGTTAAAGATTATATAAAATCATACACGGGAAACTATGACATCAAACAAGGAATGGTACCAAGTGATTATGATAAAAATGGGATTATTGATAAGGATGAATTATACAAAATATTTCAACAATTTAACCCAAAAACTCAAATTATATTTATAGCAGATAGTTGTTTTATAGATGGAAACATATTTAATTTAGATTATATATGGTATCAAAATAAAGAGAATATGACGCAAGTTAATGAAAATAATAGTAAAAGCAAAATCATAACAATATCTTATAATTTGTCAAATTATTCTTCTGATGAAAATAATTATTACAATTTGCTATTAAATAATGAGACTATAAATAAAAAATCGATTGGAGAATATTTGACTAAACTTTCATATGTAAATGATGATATATTTGATATATTAAACGATGTAAATAATGTTTTGAATAAAAAAGATATAAATATGACAGTTTCTTTAGCATCATCATATAATTTGTCAGATGCAGATAAAAATATTTTCAAATGTTTTGAAAAATCTATGTTTAATGCAATGAAAATAGACTATAGTCCTAGTGTGCATTTTAAACCTATAAAAGTTGAAAAAGATGAATTTTCAGATTATGAGGAAATTTACACTGACATAAGTAATGAAATTAAGAAACATTATGAATATATTGAACAAAATGCTTATAATGATATACAACAATGTAATTTAAATAATAGGCATTATCATAACACATTACCCATACAGTCACATCCACAAGTATATTACCATCAACAACCTACATTGCCAATACAGTCACCAAGACAAATATATCATCAACAACCTACAATGCCAATACAGTCACCAAGACAAATATATTATAAACAACCTACAATGCCAATACAGTCACCGAGACAAATATATCATCAAACATACGAACCATCTTATCATAATATTCAGTATACGGAACCTAAATTGCAACAACATGGATATGAAAATATGAACATACTAAGGACTTCATATTCACAAGATAATTATATTAAATCTTATATACCATCTTTACAACCAATACAAAGAATAAATGAATGTTACTGTTAGAAAACATTTGCTCAAAAAATGATTGAATTGGTAAAAAAATGATTAACAGTCTAATATTTAATATATCAGACAAGGTCTAGATAAGAAGCTTCATAAGGTAATCCTCTATCCTCTAACATAGCAAATGGCAAATATTACCAGAATTGTTCTTGAAAAATTTAACGAGAAAGTTAATCGTACTTCAGAATATACTATTAAAGACCTAAAAAATATTTTGAGTGAAATATATAAGGAAGTTGTTGCGTCAACAAGGGAGAAGTTAATTGAAAATACAGGGAAACAACGTAAACAAAGAACTAAGCGTGAACGCGATGAAAATGGTGAAGTAATCAAAAAAAGAGAACCATCTGCATATAATCTCTTCATCAAAGAACAATCAGCAAAAATTAAGGAGACTAACCCTCTGCTAAATTCAAAAACAATATTTAAGATGGCGATTGATGAATGGAAGAAACAGAAGGAAACTAATGTAGAAGTAGAAAATAATGAAACTAGTGTACCTTCGAATACCCCTAACACATCAATTCAGAATGATGATGATAAAAATAATGTTACAGAACAAATTATAGAAGTTTTGCAAGCGACTAAGACAAAGAAGGCGCGTAAGCCGAAGAAAACATCGGTAACAGAAGATGAGTAAAAAGAGAGATATAAAAAATATAAAAGCACAAAAAAATATTTTTTTGTTACAGTTGCAAAAGCATGTTATAATAACTTGCAAAACCATCGGCTATATTTACATTATTATTATAACTATTTAATCTAATATCAAAATGTACCCATTTTTTTCTATACTGTTGTGGTATAAAATTCATTAAAAATATACTTGCCATTATACCATCGCTATTTTGGCAATTGAAATTATAATTTTTGACATCTGCAATATTAGATTTTATGAAATATAAATAGTCTGTCCATGGAGGCATTCTGATGCTTCTTTCAGCATATTTATCACCAATAGTGACAATAGTATTTGATAATTTATTGCTTAATGTAAAATATGTAAAACTTGTATGACAATGAATACGTTCAGACCATCCTGTCAATGTAGCAAAATCAAAAATATAATCTGGATTATAATTTTTGCACGCATAAGATAACGCATCTGCGAGTATCAATCGTCCTTCAGCATCAACATTTACAATTTCAACTGTCTGGCCATTATAAGCTTTAATTATGTCATTAGGTTTCACAGAGTTATTTGAAATGACATTCTCTACAAGCGGGCATAATACAATAATTCTATTTTTGTAATTAACTTGAGATAGTGCTTTTAATAATCCTATGCATACGGAAGCACCTGTTTTATCCATATGCATATTATACATAGAATGAGAACTTTTGATTGAATATCCTCCGGTATCAATAGTTACTCCTTTGCCAACTAAACAAATTGTTTTTTTACTATTTTTAGGATGATAATCTATAATTATAAATCTCGCATTATTTGCAGATGAATTTCCTATTGCATCAATAAGACCTAGCCCTTTTTTTTTAATATCCTTGTCATTTAGTATTTTAACAGTTATATTTTTATTATTTTTGAACATTTTTGAAACATTACTAGACATCATAGACGGTGTGCTTTTGTTAGAAGGTTCGTTAATAATATTTCGTGTCATACATGCATTTTGACATAACATCTTGATATCATTTTTATTTTGCATAGTTAATTGTGGTGCAAAAAACAATACTCTACTATTTTTACTATTTTTTGAAATATACTTATCAAATGAATAAAGACCTTGGATAATTCTATTTATAAATGCATTAACAAAATGTTTATCTAAAAGTTCCAAATCAAAAACTATATTATCATCATTGTGCCGTTTGTATTTGACAATATTTTTAATATTTTGTGAAGCCAAAATGATACTAACAAAATCAGTTATATGTATATCTATATTTTTATTTGATTTAGATGATACAACTATTGCATTATACTCAGGTTTATTTTCAATAAATTCTATTATCATCTAATATAATAATAGATATTCCTATTACCTAAAGATATAAGAAAATCAAAAGTACAATATATAAATGTCAGTTGAAAATCTCGTAATATATGCTTATTTTGAAAAAGATATCGTGTACCAAAATAATTTACAAGTATTTTTAAAAAATGGTATATGTAATGAATGTGACTACATTTTTGTCATAAATGGAGAATGTAGTATTCAAATACCAGATATGCCAAATATTAAAATAATGAGAAGAGAAAATATACATTATGATTTTGGTGCATATGATTTTGCATTAAATAATATAGACATTAAAAAATACAAATACTTTATATTTTTAAATACATCAGTTCGCGGGCCATTTGTTCCTATTTATGCAAATGTTAAATGGTACAAAGCTTTTACTAATTTAATTAAAGGAAATGTAAAATTGGTTGGAACAACAATTAATATTTTAAATTCAAATACGGGACACTCAGAAATATTTAAGAAAATGACAGGTATTACTTTACCACATACACATGTACAATCGCAATTTTTTGCAATGGATTTAGAATGCTTAATATATCTTATGAATAACACAGATCTTTTCAGTAATTATGATTACAAAAATATGGTAGAATTTATTGCAAGAAAAGAAATAATGATGTCGCAATTAGTCCTAAAACATGGATGGAATATATCTGCTATATTACCAGAATATCAAAATATAGATTATATAAGTTTGAATATAGATATTAATTTTAGTGGTAATAACCACGATCCGTGTTTTCCAAATAGTTGTTTTGGTAGAACTTTGCATCCGTATGATTGCATATTTATAAAGACAAATCGTGGTATATCAGTAAATGAAATAAATAGTTTGACAAAATATATATTGGAACATTAAAAAATTATAGACTAATATAAGAGATACATATATGAACTATTATTTGAAACTATTTATTCTTTCAATAGTATTTGTATTTATGGATATTGGATGGATAATATTAAATAGAGAAATCTATTTAGGTTTAATTGAAAAGATCCAAAAGGAAAAATTTCAAACTGCTAACATCTTATATTATATTATTACATATCTTGTAATGATATTAGGATTATTTATAATATGTATAACATTTGTAGAAACGCAAATACAGAAATACAATAATGTTGATAAATATTTAGTAGCCTTTTTAGCAGGGGGATTTTATGGAATTATAGTAAATTCTATTTATAACTTCACTTCATTAGTATTATACAAAAATTATAGTTTATACGTCAGCATATTAGATATATGTTGGGCATTTGTATTATATGGTACATTATCTACTGTATATATAAAAATAAGTTAGAGTGTTATTTATTTTTTACCTGATGTGGATTTTTTTGATGTAAAATACATATATACATAATAAAAAAATGCAATTACTATCATCAAAACTACAAATAAATATAAAACCATACCAACAATATTTGTAGTTCTAGCCATTTGACAATAAAATGACTGATCATCAAGAGGACATCTTTGTACGGTATTACTACCTGAATTACTCATACTACCAGCAGCACCACCTGCTAATACAGCACCAATACCAGAACCAGTGCTACCACCTCCACCACCTCTGCCGCCTTTAAAATATTCAGCATTATTGAATGAATTGTTACCAAGTATACTACTATCCATTAAATCTTATTTTGTTCTATTATAGTAGAATATTTAATTCTATATATATATGGTTAACATATTAGAAACTATAATAATTGTCTTTACGATTATATTATGCACTATTGCAATAATATGGCAACAGCAATATTATCATAACGGATATGATACGCCGTTAATTTTTAACGCTACAAAATATAAATCTAAATCAAATGTAAATAATGGATCTTGTGATTTAACATGTGGTGCATTAGATCCTGTGAGTGATCCAAAATATAATATGCAGCAAATCATAAAACAATCAATATTATTAGAAGAACATTTAACAAATAAAAATAAACGATGTAGAGATTGTATAACTAAACACTTTTTGCATATAATAGGATTAGCAGAAGAAGCTCAAATGCTTGCTACCAATAATATAAATAAATATCCTTTAATCAATGAATCAGTGGTATTATATAATGAATTATTTAATATATGGGTAAAAAATTATAATACCGAAGGAAAAGACGTATCATATATACTATACTGCACAGATAAACTAAGGGATCATAGAAAACAACTAATTGTCATATATTTTTTTGATGAGAAATATAAACTAAAAAGTGAACATTCATAAATTTTCATATGATGTCTCTGGTATATATTTATTTACATAAGATATACTATTATTTTTAATAGCATCATTAATTACATCCTTTATATCTTTAATAGCTAAAGCATGTGCTGACAAATGTTCTGGATGTATTTCAGAACCCATAGCAATATAAGGATATGCAAATGGAAATGTTGTAGCATATGAATTTATGGAAGAATATAATGTTACATCAGCTACTATTTGATAAGGACTAGATGTGAAATCATACTTGCCATTTTTAAAAAACATATTTACTAATTTTTCTGCACCTTTACGAGAAATGATATACATTCCAGTAGAAGGTAATAAATATTGCCATTTAATAAATTGCTGACCATATTTGTTTATATTATACAGATGTTTTACAGTTGGACCATAAAGAATTAAAGTTTGTATTAGTTCTGCATCTTTTGGAGCATTTTGTATTAATTTATCATAATTAATATCAAATGGAATGTAAATATCATCTTCCATTATGACAAACCATTCATTTGGATCTTGTGATATTTGCAAAGCTTCGTACATAGCCTTAATATGACTTGAAATACACGCATATTCATATTCGCATGATACGCATCCTGGATGTTTACAAGAAAGAGGGCGTTTGTGTGCAAGAAAATTATCAAAGTCGTCAGGAGTAATAGCAGACACTCTATAATTAGCCAGACCTAAATTTGCAAACTGTTTTTCCATAAAAGTTTTTCGTTTTGTATTTTTATCTACATTTATCCAAAAATGCCTCATGTTTTAATTATATAGTGGTCAAATACTTTTATATGAATTTAAAAAAAAATGATTATAAAAAATACTGAAGTATAATTAGTCATTAAGCTACTTTAGACAAAATAATGTCAACTACAAATGATATCATTGTTCAAGGAGAAAAAATAAATTTTTGCCCAGGACCTTGTAATAGCATAGAACCAGAACCTCCAAAAAAGCAATTTGGAAAGGAAACATGGTATAGTTTCAAACCACATTCTGGAGGAAGATATCAAAATATTCAATATCCCATGTCAGATGGAGGAAACCTAATTTTAGAAAATGTTCGTATATGCAGATCTTGTTGTTATAGACATATTGAATTTGAAGAAGAAGAACTTTATGAATATTTGCACAAAGATAGTGAAATAATAATAAAAAAATTAAAAAAAACTGGACACTTAGATAGCAAAAATACTTTAATGTAAAAAATTATAATTATATTTGATATACATTACTATCTACTATTCCAACATTTGATAAGAGGAATATTTAATTTATTCTTTTTATAATCATCGAATGTAAATTGAAATTTATGAGGATGATTAAACCATATATCACCAAATATACTTATGTTCCCTATATTGCTCATAATATTTTGATTAGTGCGTAATTCATACAATACCATTATAGATATAGTTCTTTCTAATATTTGTCTTGCATCTCTATTATTAATATGATGAACAAGTTTCAAAAAGTTGTATTTTTTATCTAGTAAATCCAAAAAATTAATATTAATAATACATGATGATCCGAAACAACCAACCCATTTACAAGATGTAAATAGAGATATTAATTCGTTAGAATAATCAAGTTTGTTTAACATAGTTGTTTGCATATGAACAAAATTCATATTTGGATCAGAAAATTTAGGTTGACAAGAGAAATGAAAATGCCATAGAAACTTAATATTTTCTAGATTATTTATTAAATTTATATCAAAAGGTTTTTGTATAAACATAGAATCTTGTAAAATTATAGCATTATTTGCTGGTCTTAGTTTATGAAAATAATAAAAAGGTAGTATTTCTCCAGCACCTATAAAAGTAGATGGGACAATTTTTACATTATGCATCATCCATTCATATTCTTTATCAAGATTTTCAATTAATGTTTGATCAGAATTATCATCAATAATTAAAACTAGTTCATCCTTATACAATGAACGAATACATCTCAAACATTCTTTCCATAAATCTTTATGAATAGGGTTTCTAACATGTCTTAAAATTATAAAACATGTATCTTGTATAGGATCATTTTTATTCAACATTTTTATGTAAGATAATTTGTTTAAATAAATAAACTTTAAATAAATGTTTTTCAAAAATAAAAAGTAAAAAACTTTTACATTTTTTAGTGAAAAAAAATTGAGGGGGGGGGGAGAGAGGGGGGTAAAAGTAGTAATTTATGGTGTGACAAAGTAGTATTTAAAATTTAATTATCTTATTATAATATAATATAAAGTAGTAAAAGTAGTAAATGAATATTTTCAAATGTCAGTTTTGTAACTACTTTTCAAACAGAAAATTTAATTTACAAAAGCATATCAATAACAAACATAGCAATATTTCTAATATTTATAAAATGCCAGAAAATGGACAAAATGTTACCCCAAATGGACAAAATGTTACCCCAAATGGACAAAATGTTACCCCAAATGGACAAAATGTTACCCCAAATGGACAAAATGTTACCCCTCTATTATTTTGTAAAAAATGTAATAAACTTTATAAAACAAAAAAAAGGTTAAATAGTCATGAATTAAAATGTAAAGGTGTTGACGAATTAACTTGTCCTAAATGTATGATTTCATTTTCTAACAGACATCATAAGTCTAGACATATAAAAGCTAACAATTGTAAAGCTAGAAGTATTATTCATGCTAGAGAACCTAATCCTCAAAACATTATTCATAATCAAATTATCAATAATAATATTCAAAATAATATTCAAAATAATAATACACAAAATATATTTATAAATAATTTTGGAAATGAAAGAATAGATCATCTTTCTTATGATGAAGTTGTTAAAATCCTTTTATCAGGTGTTAATACTATTCCATTATATATTGAAAAGAAACATTTTGATAAAAACTTTCCAGAAAATAATAACATAAAATTTACAAAAGAAAATAAATGTAAAGTTCTAGAAAATAATTCTTGGAAAGAAAAGAATATATCCTTAGTTTCTTCAAAACTTATAAAAGATAATTCTGGCTACTTGTTATTGTTTTGCAGTGATAACGAAATAGGCCTTGCCCAAGATATAGAAAATGAAGAAGTATTTGATTTTATAAAACATAAACTAATGAAGATATATCATAAGGAGGATGAAAAATATAAAGAAATATATAATATGGTCAATGATATTATAAAAAATACAATCATATAATACATGCTTTTACACTCTTGAAGATGTAAAATGGCACAAAAATATTATTTTTTATTGTGTAATATTATGAAACATAAAACACAAGACTATAAGATTACTGCTATTAAATATTATTTACAAAATGATGAAAGTTCAGATGATGCATGTAATATTTTTGATTGTAAGAAGACTTCTTCGAGAAGATGGATTATGATTTTGGGTTGATTTGCAACTCATGTAATACCTATAATAGATAAGGTTCTTTCTAATATTTGTCTTGCATAATTACACCAACCGAAAAGATAAATGGGACAAGACCATTATAAAAAATATAATAATTTTGTTATTTATTTTTTCTATTGGATGCAAATGATTGCATTTAAGCAACTAACTACAATTTGACGGCTCTGTTAAAGCGGTTTGTAGTTTTTGTAAGTTATATCCTCTTTTATATCTTTCTGGTCGTTCATTATATTCCATATAGTAATTAAATATTTTTTGAATATTACATAAAAAATAATGAAAGACCTGAAAATTATAGAAGGGGTCATACAATACAAAAACTACAAACCGCTTCAGAGCTGTCAAATTGTAGTTAGCAACTTAAATGTTGTCATTTA